GAACTCAACCTTACCATTGAAGAAGTTGTAGATTTCTCCACGGAACAAATCCAATGTAAAGTTATTTTTGTTGTATACTCTTTTGAATGAGTTATCCAACTGTTTCCAAAGACCTACAGATAATCTCATGTCATCAGCACCATCTTGACGAAGTCTACCTCCATGTCCCCACATTAAGTAAGTCTCAATATCAGTAGCAATCTTAGAAAGGTGAGCTGCTTCCATTTGAGTCAAGAAAGTTCTAGAAAGATCACCATTATCAAATGCTTTCTTAACTTTATCTTTACCCATAACTTTGATCATATCTTCCAAAGAAGTGATAGATGGATCATTGTTGGCAGTAAAGTTTCTCCAGATCTCAGTTACAGGAACTGTACCATCTGCATTCATACCACCTTTGATCATCAAGTCAGCTCTAGAAGAAACTGAATAGTGAACATGAGCTTCAGCACCACCTACAAAGTTATAGAACTCACGGAATGAAGTTCTTGTAGTGATGTCAGAGAATCTTTCACCATACTCACCTCTTGCAGAACCTTTACGGAATAATTTAGTTCCGTTAGTTAAGTACTTGTGATCTAAGAATTTATAGTTGTCATTGTTAACAAGCTGTACAGTATAAACATATCCATCACCAACAGGCAAGATATCTTCATCTGTAATGTACATCTCAACCCCATTGTATTTGTCATAAGTGATGATATCACCATGTCCAAATTCTCTGCGGTTAACTTTAATTTTAAAAGTGTTACCATCTGTACCAAGAACTGCTTGAGGGTTCTCAATATCTTCAACAATGTAAGGAAGATCAATAGAGACAGGAGTCTGCCATCTATACTCTCCACGGTGGTTATCCACAGAGATTACATTCTTCCCACCAAATGAAGACATTTGATAAAGGGGCATTTCTACTTTTTGAGCCATAGCCCAAAGGTCAACTGGACCTAAATCCATAGGCTCAGCATCTTTCAGCATATTCACCAAGTGGTAAGAATCCACATGGGAACTTGCCTGATACGCGGTATCCCGGAGGAATATACCATTGTTTAAAACTGGAGTTGCCATTTTTATTTGTTATTTAAATTGTTACTAATTAAAATCTCTTGAACATATTATTTCTAGAGAGGGTTCTTTGTTGAGTTGGTCTAGATGAAGTAGTGCTTCTTCTTTCAGCTTCTTCATCTTGATTTGTATTAGATGAAGCAATTCTTCTAGACTGCTCAGTTTTCAATTGTCTTACTACTTTTTCAGTAGCTGCTTTACCACCTTGGTCTCTTACTTTATTTTTATATCCGTTTGGATCAGCAAGTAACCAAAGTGCTTCTGCAATAAGATCATGTCTTGGTTCTACAAACTGATACTTCTCTAATAAGTGTCCAAGTAAGTTTGTAGGTTTACCAGAAATTGAAGGATAGTTAGGCTGAACAAGACCGGAGTAAAGTAAACCTTGAACTTTTTTGTCAAGTTTAATACCACCTAGTTCTCCTACAGATAGTGTATTGTATACATTATCTTGATAAAGTTTAGCTTGTTGTGCTTGTTGTTGTTTCTTATATTCTTGTTCTGCAAGTTGTCTATTTATAATTTCTTCTTGCATTCTATCCAACTTTGGTTTGAACTGTTGAGCTTTTTGACCTAATCTATCAAGATCTAACCAATCCTGAATTTCTGATTCAATCTCTTCAGCTGTACCAAAGTTTGTAGCATATAAGTATTGTCTTGCAATTTCAGCTTGATCATGTTCATCATCTGGATCAAGTTGTCTCATTTCTTCAACTTGTGCAAGAGTTCTGAATAAACCTTTAAGATCTGTACCACCATCAGCTACATACTTAGCAGCATATTGTAACTCTTCTGGTAATGCATTAAAGAATTCTCTTGGGGTATTTTCTCTTATTTGGTTTTCTCTTTCATTAAAGTTAGCCTCAAACAATTCTCTGAAGTCTTTAGTGGTATAATCCTCTAAAGATTTATCATCATCAAAAGGAATTAAGGTTCCTTCTTCAATCATTTTAGCAGCTAACTCAGCAAGACCTGATTTATCAACCTTTGGTCTACCTTTATTACCAGCATCTTCTTCTTGAGAGATTAAACTATCAAGTTCAGCTATAGTTTCTTCAACTTCTATTTTCTTTTCCACTGCTTCCTGTTTTTCTTCAGGAGTAGCAGTTGGGTTGTCAAAGAACGTCATGTCTGTCTTTTCTGCTGTAAAGACAGATTTCTTTTCTGGTTCTGAACTATCTGTAGGGAGCATTACACTGTCTGCTCCAGGCATACCAAATAAGTCATCAATATTTACATCAACCTGATCCACCGTTGTGGATTCATGGACCTGATCATTCAGGTTATCTACTTCTTTACTCATGTTGTTGGTTTTTTATGTTATACTTTAATATACAAAATAAACTTGGAAAATTTAAAAGTTCAAATTACTTTTTTGGCACTATATAGCTAGGAGTTTCTATTTCCTCTATCACCATCATATTTATTTTTATTTTCTCTAGCTATTTCAAGTTGTTTATCTGCTATTTCTCTTTGTACTTGAAGCTTCTCTCTTTCAATATCATTCTTCTTAGTTTGTTGTATATTTCTATTACTTTCCTTTTCTCTTTGAAGATCTGTCTGCTCTTTATATTGTTCAGTATCCCGGATATCTTTCATAGCATCTCTGTAATCTGACATTTGGTTTTGATCAATATCAACTGTAGATCCATATCCTGCAGCTCTAATTTCAGCCACAGTAATATTGTTCTGAAGTTGTTTATCTTGTTTAGCAGCTTCAGCTTGGATCATTGCTTGTTGTTGTTTTTCTTGAGCAGCAAGTTGTTCTTGTTGCATTTGTTGTTGTTGCTGCATTTCAGCTTGTTTCATTTGCTGTGCTTTCTCTTCAGAAGATTTAAGAGCATTATTAAGTTCAGAAATTGATTCAGACTGTACTACTTTACCAAGATCATAGATACTTGCACCTGTAGTATTATTTTGCAATGCCATTGCTTTTAATTGTTCAAGAACAGCTCTATGATTAGCATTGGTACTTGCAAAAATATTAAGATCTCTCATTAATAATTCAGTCCCGTTCATTTCAAAGTTTACCTTCTCATCTGCAGTTGTTATATATGATAACCTTACAGAAGCATCATTTGAATGATAGTATTGTGCTAAGTCAGTTCTCATTTGATGCACTCTTGGCATTAAATAATCACAATGTTGCATAAAGAACATTTCTGTTTGTGCATATGAAGCAGCAGCAGCTTGTTCTACACCAGTAGCTGTCATTTGAGCAATTTGTTGTCCCATTCTTTGTGGGTTAACTCCAATTACTTCATAGGCTTGTTGCTTAAAGTGAGTAGCTAACTGAATCCTAGACATTAATCTTTCTGTCTGAGCAAGATCAAGTTTTTGAAAGTGACTAAAGTTTAATGCATTTTCTGTGTTTGTAATAGAAGTATCCAGTGGTAACATCTGAAAATTCTTCATTGCTACATATGCTTTAGCAAGGTTACCCTTACCCCAATCTTCTCCTAATGAGTGTCTAGGTAAAGAGTTCTGATCAAGCATAATCACAGTTCCAAGTTCATCTACTAAGATATCTGCAATCTGATTGTTTACAATGTTGTATCCAATCTGGTATGGTTTCATTAAATCTATAAGAGCTGTAGACTTAGTATTTCTATCTGAGAATACTGCTCCTTCAACTGGAAGTTTACAACCATATAAAGTATTATCACCTTTAAATTGAAATTTAATAGGGCAAATTTTATTCTGATTTATTCCTACATACATTGGAGCAAATCCTCCAGGATTATTCATACCCCAGAAAGAAGGAATATTAGGACCTATTTTTACTCCTCCCCATACTTCATTAATCCATATCCAATCAATATGCTCACCATATATTAGATTATCTTTTGTTTTATTTTTAAATAATCTAGTATCATAAATTGGTTTATCAGTTATTTTATATTCTTCAGTTACTATGTCTGTAATAACTTCCCCATTCTCTTCAATCTTAGTAAGATGTCCAAGTTTTTTCTGAGACTTCCAATATATACTACTAACTCTAAGTAAGAAAGCAGTTCCTTGATCATAATAATCTTCACCCTCCATTAGGATCTGATTAATAATATCAGTACCATCCATTACAGTACCATTCATTGCTGTTGTGTACTGTCTATAGGCAAGTGATGGCATGTTTACATTCCACTCATGGGATTTAGTTGCATCATAAAGAGTACCATCATTTTGAAGACCCCCTGTTGTATAACCAGCAGATCTAATTGGATAAATTGCTTCAAGAGACTCAAGTTGTTCTTGAGTTAATAACCAACCATACTTGTCAATAACATCAGATACAGTCATCATATCTGTTTTACCTACCCAGTTTGCTTGTGATATATATCTTGCATCAGGAGACTTATGGTAAAATGTAATAACAGGATTCCAAAGTTCTACTTCATAATCATCCTCCATCATTTTAAAATGCCAGAACTCTCTATCTGTAATGAGCATATCCCGGAAACCTCTTTCTTCTAACTCATCCATTTTAAATCTCTCTACATCAACTTTATGTTGGTGCATAGCCCACTGCTCTATCATTGATCTATAGTCTTTCTTAAAGAAAGATTCAATCTCTGGAAGTGACTTAAGTTTTTCTGGATTAGTTTGTTCTTCTGCTTCTGGAGAATTAGGATCTAAACCCTGATCTAATAGGGCACTTAATATCTTAAATCTAGCTTCATCTAGAAGAGTATCTTCAATCATTTTTCTCTTCTCTTCTAAAAGCTCATTGTATGATATGTCATCTACAGCTCTATAAACTAATTTAGTTGATCTCTTAGCAAATTCAGCTACTAGAACATTAATAACATTAGGTATAATTGGATAGAACTTTAGTTCTAATGCAGACTGATCTTCTTTTGTTAGAATTTCTACAATATCTCTATACTCATTATCTTCCTCAATTATATAATCAGACTTATCAATTATACCTTTTGCAAGTTTGTAGTTTTTCATTAGTCTGCGGGCATTCCTACGGATCTGTTTTAATCCTTGCCACTCTACCCAGTCAAGATTCCAAGCAGCCCATTCATCAGTTTTTTCTGACTTTGGAATAAACTGTAAGGGTTGAGTTACAGTACCCATGCGGTTTGTTTCCGCCTTGGCTCCATTTTTTAACTGAAGTGCATTATATATTTGCATACTAATTATTTAAAGTTTTTAAAGGGAGACCTTTTAACATTCTGCCCAATACCAAGTTGTCCTCTTCCCATATGACGGAATGGACTATTATTTAATTTAAACAAATTTTCTGACTTTTGCAAGTTTTTAGCTGCATCATCCATAACAGTTCTTTTAAGATATCCTCTATTTGACTGTTGAATTTTCATAAAAGCAACAAGTGCTGCAAAAGAAACTAATCTATCCACATTGACTCCATCTGCATATTCTCTCATTTCTTTGATAAGCATTGGATCAGGAATCCTTTCTATTCCATATTTTGTTTTAACAATTGTGCCATCTTCTTTAGTTTCAACATCTAATTCTTCTCTAGTATATTCAATAGCATAACTTAATAAGTGAGCTTTAAATAAAGTTCCTGTATTTTTCCAGCCATACTCTTGATATACATTAGCATTTGCACCAAGATCTTTTAAGAAAACAATTTGATTCTTAGGCACTAAGTACTTATGCTTTCTTCTCTGAATCATATGCTGAATAAATAATGAGATGTTATTTTCTATTACTGTCCAGGCATTATACCATTCAATAATAAGCTCTAGTCTTTCATGAGTTTTCTTAATATCATCAAATCTTCCACACCAAGCTGCTACTATTTTATCTTGTTCAATATAAGTCTCAGTTTCACCAGCAACAATTTTAGTTACTTCTACCGGTGCTTTCATAACATATATAGAACAAAGTGAATCTGATGTTGTTGTCTTACCCTCTGATACAGGGTCAATAGAGGCATAATATGTTCCAAATGATGGATTTTCTATTGGTCTTTCCCAAACAACTAGTACTCCTGTTTTATCTTCTAGTTTTTTTGGAACTGGAAATTCCATGATAGGTCTTTTACTAGTAGATCTTACAGCTGCTTTACCAGTTTCATCAGCATAAATATCTAGGTACTCATAACCATAGTCTTTCTCTTCTATTCTTCTTTCTTGTGCTGCAAGAAGATGTGGAGGAAATACAGATACAGTTCTATGGTCAAATGCTTCTTTTATATTTCTAGGATGCTGTGAGATTCTTAACTGATAGTCTTCCGGAGATAATTCTTTCTTCCATTTTTCAAATTGCTCCTCTAATGCTTCTGATGCTTCTTTAACATTAGAGTTTCCATACTCATCTATATATGGGGGCATGGACCATTGTTCAGGAATAAATAATCCTGATAAACCTATAGTACCTTTATCATCTATTAGATTAGTTTCTACTGCATAAATATCTTTTGAAAGAGGGTTTTGTATCATATCTTTCAAAGGCATACATTGAGATAAATCTCCTACAGATCCAGCAGCAATAAACATTCCAGTAGTGATAAGTCCAGATCTCATGGCTGGGCGCATGTACTCATATGTCTGATCCATCTTAGGAGCAATGCCTGCCTCTTCATGAAAAAAGAACTTTACCGGACCCCCTACACCATTTGTTGGATCTTTCTCAAATGACATACCTTGAATAGTTCCTTTGAGACCAACTTCATTCTTTCTATCTCCTTTTCTAACTTCTATCTTCTGTTGCCACATCATTACTTTGTGTGGAGTCATTGGACGGTACCATGCAGTATGCTCATTTAAGAATGCAGCATATTCATCTAGGAATTTCCAAGATCCTTTCTCATTGATGTAATCTTTAAGACTAGCTCCAATCTTAAGTGTGACTCCAGACTCAAACCATTGTTGGTTTATAAGTTTACCCATATGGTAATATGAAGATGCAATCTGCCTTTTCTTTAGAATGGCAACATGCTTATAATTAAGTTCTGCTAATAGTTCATATAATGCCATATGATACTGAGCATCTCTTATATCAGCAAATCCAAATTGTTGGATCTCTTTATTAAAGATTGGAAGAAAGTTTAACCACATGTAATATTCCCTTGCAAGGAACCATGTTTCATCCCCATCTTTTATAATTATACCTTTTCTACATTTTTGTTTTTGGTCATCCCAATAATTTACAAAGTCTTTTGACTTAAAGGGAGCTGTACAGTATACTCCCTCTTTTCTAAATTTGGTTGATTCAGATACAAATAGTTTACTACTAGTTTCATTGAATTTATACTGACCTGGTTCTTTAAAGATTCCTTTGATAAAGTCAGCGAAGTCCTGTCTGGACTCAAAACTGGTGATTGTCCATTCTCCATTGTCATAGGTTGGTATGTCTTGATAAATTTCACTCATTACATGTCATATGCTAGTCCTTGTCCACCTCTCACTCTACTCTGTTGCTCTTCCTGAAGATCCTTATAAGCACCTTTAAAAGATTGCCTAATGGCTTCATAATTTTTAGCTGCACTTATAAGTGAATTTATATTACCATCTCTACCTGCAGTAATTGTAGTTACTTCCATATATCTTGCTAATCTATCTAACATGGATGCAATACCTTTATATGCTCTAGATGTAGGAGTTTCATACATTCTCTCACAAAATCTAAGTGCAGCAAATACAGTTTCATCTTCAGTTGAAAACTCTGCTTCTATCTGATCCATTATCAAAGACTCTTTATCTAAATCTGGTGTATAGAAGAAAGGGTTCATATCTGGGTTTGGACATGTCATGTAGAATAGATACTGATAGATCTTTAGGAAGTCCTCGGGATATTCTTCCATGACATCCTTTAAGGCCTTTAATGTGTAGCAATGTTCTGTTGGAATTACTTTGCCGTTCTGTATGTCAAATAGTTTGATTATCATTTCTTCTTTATTTTATCTTTGTTATCATGAAGATAGTGTATTATTGCCTGAACTTCATCTACTAAATAGGGTACTGAAATTGGTATAACTTCTTTAACAACTGGATCTCCATTTTCATCTTTTTTAGTAACTGGATAACCCCAATCATCCTCACGTTCTATTTCAAAAGAAATGTGATGTATGAATATTTTACCAGGTTTAAGTTTAGGATTATGCTTCAGTATAATATACATATAAATACTCAACTGTAGTGCATAGTGATAAAAATTACAGTCATCTAAACTATCTACAGGAGTTAACATTTTTTCTGACTTACCTTCCCAGTCTACATAAGATTCTTTCTTAATTTCTTTATTAGTCTTGTAGTCAATGATATTTACTTTACCATTGACTACTTCAACTAAATCTGATTGCCCACAGATACCAACTGATCTAAGATAAACCATATGTTCCGGATATACACCCGGTTCTAGTTTTTGTAAGGGTGCAATTTTAACACCTTCTTTAATCTCACTTGGTTTAAATACCGGTACAGTAACTCCTTCTCTTTCTATTGAAGCTAAGGAACAAATATCTTCCTCTCTTTGATTATGATACCATGTTCCTAATGTTGTTGATCTATCAGCTTCATTTGTCCAGATCTGTTGAATTATTACCGGATCAATACCATACCATTTGGACTTCTTATTTTTACTTACTCTTTCTGCAATTTTCTTTGCATCAAAAGGTTTTTTAAAATGGGAAACAAGTGTTGTTACACTTATCCAATTAATAGGTCCACCATCTAAACTGGTGTAACTATGATTATCTGCATTGAATACAATCATGATTTAATCTTTAAGACTATCTAATTCATCTTCCTTTTTTTCAGATACTATAGATCCCCATTTTTTTCCTGGGCAAGATGTAGAAAGGGATCTTGTTTTGAAGGCTAAAGAACATCCACACATTGTGCAACAAGGTTGTGATCCAGGTATTACACATTCTTTACCTACATTATCTTTAGCATCACATGTATTACATATCTCCATTCTTAATTTAGACACATGTTCTACAAATTCATTTTTAACAACAGAATTTGTTATACCCTCCACTATTTGCTTTCTATTCTTCCAGATCTCTTTTAGACTTGTTTTCATATTTTTCTTGTTTAAATTGTTCTTTCTTTTCTTCCTGTAGAGATATCTTTTTTTCAATATCTATAAGAGCCTCTAGTTTATTTTCTACCATCTTCTTATTGTAGTATGCACCAAATGTAGAAGTATCATGGTTTTCTAAACTTTTTTGATATCTTGGAATTGTTTTTCTTACAGTACCGGGCTTAATAGCAAAATGTCCCAGACCTTCTATATTAAGTCTGGGGTGTGTTAAACCAGTTAGGTTTTGCCTTACTTCTTTATAAAAAGATTCTACTAAATCTTCTACTAAGGATGTATTTACTCCTAATTCTTCAGATACTTGTTTACATAACTTATTTGCTTTCTTCGGTATCATGTCCCAAGAATTTATAGTCAAGTAAAATTGTACCTTCTGTTTGAATTAATAATGCAGGATTTAGCATTATAAATTTCTTGTTGTTTGAATCCTTAATAACAAGATTATGTTTCTCAGCTTTATTTATTGAATTCCTAACTGTTTGCGGAGATTTAAAAATCCAATCTTCTTCCGCAGATGCATCTAAGCAAAAGTTAGTAAGCTCAATAGGTTGATTAAAACTAAGTAAAGTAAGACAGTTAAGGTCTGATTCACTCATAGTTATCCTATTGATATAACAATGTGTAAGAATCTGAAACTTAACAACATCCCATTTTGACATTTTAACCTTTTTCTGTACTTGATTTACAAGTGCCATAGTTTAGGTTTTTTTAAGTTTTCTTGGTTGATTAGTTGTCTCTTGTGTTTTTGCAATTGGCTCTTCATTATCTTCAGGCTCACTTGCATTTGCCATTTCAGGATTCATCATCATAGCCATTTGAATTTGAATCTGAGTTCTTTTAAATCTTACTTCATCAAGTTCCATAAGTCTTTTCTCATATTCATACTGAGCATTAACATAAGGCATTGACTCTGTGTAAAATTTAAAGAGTTCTTCTTTTCTAGCAGTTAGTTCTTCTGCAGACATCTGCTCTTCTGTTTGTTGGTTTTCCATAATATTCTTATTAAAGTTTAGACAAATATATTAAAAAAGTTTAAACAAGAATTATTTAAATGAAAAAATCCAGGCATAGAACATACCTGGATCTCTATATGTATTATGAATCTATCTATTTTTGATAGTAAAGTTTAGAATTGTAAATGCAAAAAAGTTTCTATTTGGATCTATCTCTATAGATAGTATATCTACTAAAGATATCCTAGCTCTTATAGTAATTGTCTTCCAATTAGGCTTATGGCTTTTCCAACTGTTTCTAAACTTCATTTTATAAAGATTTAAGCATTGCTATCATCTTAGGCTGAGGAGATATATCAGTCTTATCCTTTCTATAGGAATTGTGAGTATATACTCCTGGTTCTGCTTTAAGTGCTTCATATGAAACATTCCACATTTCTTTCTCATTATATGTAAGTGGAATTCCATGTATCTTTCCCCAGTATACAAGCAGTTGCCTTACAGATTCAATCTGAGCATCTGTATAAGCATGGTAATACTTATGACCTTTGTAAGGTACTGACAACTCACAAACCTGATCAGCAGGTACAACTCTATCTACATAGTTGTAATACTTTCCATCTGCTTTCTTTGTAAGCGGCCCCCAGTTACAGATCTCAATACCTATTGCAAGAGGATCTAGCAATCTATAAGGTAATCCTTGAGCTCTAAATACATCAGACTTTACTCCTAAATGATATGCCCATTTCTTAGATGAGAAGGCTTGGCAAATCTCACCATCAAATGTATCTTTAGAAAGACCTTTACCAGATATTACTATACATGTAGCAATGCGACCTCTGTCATCAGCATTCCACATTTTAATTGTACCAGGAGCAGAAGAGTTTCCTGCAGTATGGTGTAGTACAATTTGTAACTTTTTAGTATCCTCATTTACATACTGTCCTTCCGAAAGAGGTACTTGCTTTATCTTTTTAAGATCTAGTTCAGCCATTACTTATTGAATTTTTTAACCCAGAATTTAGAAAGCCATTCTCCAGCTTTTTTAAATAATTTGTTTTCAGATTCAACTACTACAGTTGTACCTGTTTCTGTTTTAGAAACATTGATATCAAGCTTTTCACTATCTAGTTTGAATTCTTTTGAAGTTTCATCTACATGAACTTCAACATCAGTTTTAGGAGTATCAACTACTACATCAACTTTCTTACCTTCTTTTTTTACTTTAGCTGTGACTTTTTTGGTTTTTACTTCTACCTCAATGTCTTTTACTTTTACTTCTTTTTTGGCCATTTTTATTTATTTAAGGATTTATAATTTCTTCTTCTTTTTTATCTACAACTGTAAGTTGTGCTGTTGTTGCAATAGTAGCACTTACTGTTGCTAAATAAGTTGCAGTTGTTACTACTGCTACAGGTAATGAAACAGGGGCTGCAATAATAATTCCTGCTACAGCTCCTGTAATAATTGCCCATCTTTGGACTCTTTTCCAGAACTTAGGAGTCTTACTTCTCCATCTTTCTCTAAGGGTTTTTTTCTTCATCATTATTTGGTTTTATTGGTTCTTCTTTAACAAACTTAGACAAATATTTTAATACAGCATTATATTCTGTCCATCCGAGTCTTTTAAAGTTCTCAAGATTAGACCAAAATAGATTAATAATAATATAGTTATAGAAGGCATAGTGAAGCCATTCATATATATTAAAGTAATAACCAAACATAGGTTTAATTTCTATATTCTCTGCCATAGCATGTGATATACCTATCATCAACATGTATACAAAAAGTTTAAACCAACCTTTGCCAAAAAGTTCTGAATCAAATTTTAATCCTTCCTTTTTAGATGCTCTCAATCCTGTATAAAATTCAAGAGCAAATAAAAGAATAATACCAATTCCTACAGGAAGAACAATACCAAATACTTCATTGAAGTAGTAGGCAAGTCCTGCAAAAAATGCACTAAATCCTGCACAAGTAGTTGACATTTGTGGATGAAATGCACTATTTACAAAATGATCAACATCCTTATATCCTGCTGAAGTAACTATTTTAGCAATTATTAGTTTCATCTTAAATATCTTATTCTACCTCATACTGAGGAAGTTCAACATTATTTACCCAATCAATTATATCTTGATCATTCCAATCAGAAGTATATGTATAACCATTGAAAGTTACACCAAAGTTTGCCCCAGGTACTGAAAGTAATACATCAGCATTACATAACTTATCTTGTATAAAATCTGTTACTGTAATAACTGTAACAGTTGGATCTGTTATTTCAGTGCTAAATTGTGGGAATTTATAAGTTGCCATATTATGAAAGTGTTGTTCCGGTTACGGTAAAAGTTCTTACTCTAAAATAAAACATGTTTGCAGTGGATGCTTTTTGAATTTGTCCTGTCATCCCAATATTATTTAATACATAAGCTGCAGTTATACCACCTCTTACAGTATTGCTTGACCAATATAACCTACCT